GTTTTTTTTTTTTTTTTTTTTGAAATATACCTCACGGTACGAATAAATTTTGCCTCACAGCAAATTTAAAATTCGCCGTAACCCACAAAGGGGGACATGGGGCTCCATGTCCTAGGTATCCGTATATGTAAAAGGAACCTTTTCCTTAACACAATTCAAATAGAAAGCCTTCTGCTCACTATAAGATAAAGGTACAAAGCCAACTCTTGCATTAGCTTGTACACATTCACTGATAAAAGTATCATATCGTTCACTGCCATGCAAAAAAGCATGACGGTAAGCTTCACTGAGTACTACTTTACCATGACTTATACGGTCTATCTCTCCTGGTACATACCAGGAGAGCATTTTATATATTGATGAAAAATTTAGTGGTGCCACTAATCCCAACTCTTCATCTTGTCTAAAACCACGTTTTAGAAACGAACACTCATACAAAGTGTTCTTAAATTGGGGGGGTTTTGTTTTATCAGTTTCATCTGTGATGGTTTGACCAAGCATCTTAAAAGCTCTATACTGAGCCTCCTCAGTAACAAATTTTAAAATAGCTTCTAATAATCTCTTCAAATTATCATCACCATAATTGGCCAACTTAACATTCGTATAAAAGGGATAATGTTTAAATACTAGATCAGCTGCAGGCATAGCCCAGCTACTTTCAATATAAAAAGCATACATCAATACAAACGCCATCAACTCCTGTAATTCTTCAAACATTGAATTAATTTCAGCAGTATACGTACCACCTGAGTTACCACCACTATTGACTATAATCAATATACCACAGATTATAATGAAGCCTCGTTGGTGCATTAATATTAATGCTTTCATAACATATAACCAATATGGGTCATAACCACATATCCATGCATATTTCCAAAATATTTCCAAAGCACAAATATATAACCACATATGTCTATCATAAAATGCAAAATCACCACCAACTACTTTCTCACCTTTCAACGGCTTAAAAGGATCAAAAGCTTTGGCCCATTCTGGAGATCCAGCATTCAGTCCAATTTTTGTTGACAACTTAAAGCGAAAATCACGCAAAAAGGACATTAATGGTCCAAAAAACATTTTCATTAACCAAGTAACACCAAATTGACCAGCGGTAAAAACACGAACTTTACCCAACTGATTTTTAGTATGCTTAACAGGCTCATCCTTAAGAGTATATTTAAACGCAGTTATAGGTGTATAACCACTATCAATAATATCCATAATGATTTCTATATCATCACATATTTCAGGACTCAGAACCATATCCTCACCAGGAGTTCCAAAAACATACTGAAATTTCTTCCCATGATATGGAAAACCAACTGAAGCTCTAAGATTAAAGGGTGTAATACCCATAACACTTGAACCTATCGTAGTTTGGTCAACTGACAAAGGAGGAGGAATAATTTTACCACACGTGTTAACTAAATTTAGAATTATCTCCTCTTGACAACGTCTCACTAATGGAATGAATGGAACTTGATATTGACAAGCAGTTTCATTAAGAGCAACCAAATAAGAATTAACAAATTGTCCATCAGAATTAACTTGACTTTTAAAAACTGGAGGTTCTAAATGTGGTATATTATGAGAAAAAAG